AATGTTATAATAGGAAGGCCGCTATAAAAATAAGTGAACAAGTTCACTTATATATAAAAATAATGCTCCATATACTATATAATAGAAAAAAAGTTCACGGTCAGTAGAGCAACAAAAATTATGAACCCCTTAGGCATAGCCCTCGGTGCCATAATACTCGCATTCTTTATTCTAGCGTCGTGCCTACTGTGTTTTAACCCTAGCCGAGACCCTAATCCTAACCCCCTAACAAACGACATCGGTACACCTGCCGGTTCCCCTCAGTCTACTAACCCTGGTTCTAACCCTGGTTGATTTCGTCGAGGATATATCTATTATGAAATAAAAGTACCACAAGTTAGTTGTAAAAATAAAAATCCATATTATATTTGACTCCAGAGTATCTCTTATGACCTTTCGATTACAGGGACGCCATATAGCCATTACCTACAGCCGTTGCGATTATGCCCTCGATGATATTCTTGCTTTCCTCAAGAACAAGCATTCCGGATCTCGAACGGTCCAACATGTCATTGTCTGTTCTGAGACCCATCAAGACGGATCCTTTCATAGGCATGCCTACGTGCGTTACTCAGGGAAGGTCAATATTACCAACCCTGAGTACTTTAAATTCCGTCACGCGCAGTGCAACATCCAGCCTTGCCGTAATGTCGCCGCGTGGAATAACTACGTACGTAAAGACGGCGACTTCGTGGAGTGGGAAGAGGACGCTACTTCATCCAACGGATTGTATGAAAACGCGCAGAACATGGGCGAAGCTGACTTTTTCCAATGGGCTTTACGGTCCAAAATACAGTTCGGTTATGCGCAACGGGCATGGGACACTCAGAAGAAAGCTGCCAAGTTAATTACGTTCGATGAAGACAACAACCCGTTCCTTGATCTCAATCTGCCACTGACGCAAGAGCTTGCTGGGTGGCACCTTTCGACCAACTTGACGAACGTATTGGTAGGTCCAACGGGTTGCGGTAAGACAGTTTATTGCTTTAGGAATCTCCTGAAGCCGATGCTTCTGATATCTCACATCGACGACCTGAAACATTTCGACCCGAATCTCCACAGGTCGATCCTGTTCGACGACATGAAGTTCGACCAGTGGCCGATACAAGCGCAGATCCATTTATGCGATCGTGGCTTACCTCGGTCAATTCACCGGCGGTATGGCACGACGCTGATTCCTGCAGGGATTCAGATAGCGATAACATGCAATGAAAATTCCTTTTGCTTACCATGAAGCAATTCAAAGAAGATGCAATCGTTTATTAATAAACTAAGTATTCAAATTAACTTTCAAAATTATAAAGACTTCCAGATGATGCATTATAGCTACGAGTTGTAAAATAACAGCCAAACTCACGATTAATTTCATATGCTAGCACAATATCATTGGCTGCATTTACATTAATCATGTCCTCCAGCGCAATCAAAGTACTCTTGCCAAGCAATCGTATTTGCTTGCTGTGACCAGCAACATCTTTAACACCCTCACGCAAATTGAGTTGCAACAACACTTTCATTAACCTTCCAGAAACACGATAATACAGCTTATCACTACGAATAGTGCCCGGCTGCATCATGATCTTATTCGAACGGCTGCAATTTTCAAATGCAGAAGGATGAGGGGGTTCTTTCAATCCACCATCACCAGTCATCGCTGACGCTCGACTTAAAATCAATCCTTCAGGTTCCTGTACAGAACCAATTGGAAAGCTATAATCACCACGCACACGTGGTGATCCAGCTTTAAACGAGTACTTTTTGCCAATCAAAGGATTATTACTAACATTCTGAGCATCTTCACTGCCAGTTGCACTGGCACTTCGATTCTGAATTTTCAAATCAGAACGGGCAAATATATGTACAATCTCATCATTAAGATCCAACTGTGCACGAACTTGCCAAAATATTCCAGCGTTTCCTTCTTGTTGATATAAAATCAACTTCCAAGGAACAAAAGTATTTACGCCAACGTTATCCCAAGAACCACCGGCATATTGTTTCATTAAAATACGGTAATTGGGGAATTGCGCTGCAACCCCATTACCTGTATCACCAACAACTTCCTGAATACTTTTGTTAACACCGTTTGGAAAAGTATAGGTCTGGGTATCAATAGCACCATCAGCTTGATTCTTACGAATAAAGCTGATTTTCCAACAATCACTTGTATTAGCCTCGTATCCAGGAATAGGTTCATCAATACGCTTTACAATAATACCGGCTTTGCGAAATAACTTGCGCAAAAGCCCTTGGCAAATGTTATCTAACATTTGCTCGCCAGAAAACACGCTATGTCCAACATACACACAGTCAGGATCTTTAACAACGCCATGAACTTCCGTTGTATGCACAAATCCATTAGCGCGGTATGGATCCTTTCTAGGTCTCTTACCGCGCTTAAAGGGGCCAGCATAACGACCGCTATACATAACAGCAACACCACGCTTTCTGCCAGTAGGCCCACGTGACGCACGGGCACGTCTCGCGGCACTTACAGCGCCGCGGACAAAGTCGGCAGCCGCAAGCGCCTGCCCGACAACAGGAATGCCACCAGCCAACGCACGAACACCTTGGCGTAAGGCATAACGCCCAACAGCACCAGCAGCACTACCAGAAGGTGTTCGCGGGGGAGTAATAGGAACACCAGCAGCAGTACGCCGTAAAGCAGTACTTCTAAGGCCAGTGACAACACCAGAACGATTAGGTTTGTAAGCACCCAATCCAACAACACTAGGACGAGACCAACGAGCCATAAGACAGTAGGCACCGACATCCACGGCTATATATATAGCCGTTCCAGTCTCGGAGCGGCCTTCGC